TTTTAAGCCAGGTTTGCGCGAGTGAATCAGGAAAAATACCGTCCCGTTTTTTTTTACTTCGCTGTATGTCAAATACCCAATCTTCTCCAGCTCTTTCATAGCGTTTCGTACTGCAAGGTTCTGCGCACTAAGGCTGGATCTTAGATTGAGACGTTCACGTAGCCTCGGTAACGACAGCTGTAATGCACTGTTTGGCATGCTTTCGATGTAGACATATAACGCTTGTGCTGACTCTTTTCGTGGTAATGCCTGAATAGCTTTAAGCTGCAGCAAAACCTTGTGATCGTAGCTATAAAGCTCCCATAGGCGCGAGTCACCTTCCAAACTGATGGTGTCACTCTTAATATCATAGGTAGCGTATTGAAGCAGGTGCGTGATCGTAACCTTGCTTCCGTCTTTATTTTTGAAAGAGACTACTAAAGAGGACAGGCGCACCAGAGAATCAAAGAATCTGTCTCTCGAACGCTGATTTATATCGTCAACGGCTATGCCGGTTAGCTTGGCAAATTCAGTGAAAGGCAGGGTAATTCGGTTGCTACTTTTGCCATGCTTTGAGAACGCACGAATAACGCCGATCCATGTTTTAAAATCCGTGCTCATATCGAGACGGCTTCCACGAATAGAAATATCCGTATAACCCTCTGATTTGGCAAGTTCTAAGGTGCCCAATTCTTGAGTAGCATCTACAGATACATACCCACGCGAAGGCAACCTTTTGGAACCAGGAACGAAAATCCCTAAGCGCATGAGAGCAATAGGCTGAACTGTTTTGTTATCAGTTGGCGTAAGAGTATAACTTTCCCCATTATCGCCACCTTCAACACATAGAGCATCAGATATAGTTATGATTTCATTATCTTTTTGCATGATATCATTCTGCCACTGTGAAATGTGAGTAATCTGGTTCGCTACCATGAATAGACTAACAACCTACCATGAATAGACTAACATTTGCCATGAATAGACTAACGTTTACCATGAATAGACTAACATTTACCATGAATAGACTAACGCAAAACACTGTTTTTATCTTTTAAATCATTGTTTTATAGCTGCGGTGATCTTCTTTGATCTATCTTTGATCTACTAATGATCTATTTTTAGGATCTATTCAGTGGATAAGTGGATAACTCATGAGGCTAAGCAGTTATTCACACTCCAGCACCCTATGCCGCTCTCACATCTCACTGCTGATCACGTGTATCACCGCCTCAGCGGCATTCTGCAGCGCTTTCTTTACCATATTCCCCGTGGCACACATGAACCGTAGATCGCAGCTGTAAGCGACGTACAAGCACGCTGGTAGCCTGCTCGCAGAAATCTTAAATCTCCCACTAGATAATTCCATGACGCTTTACAACATCATTTAATTGATCAAAAATCTAAGGAAAATTTTAGAATAGGTCATACATGGAAGCGTCACAGTATCAGGCAGCACGGGAAAAACAGGCCAGAATGTTGCAGCGCCAGCGCGAAAAACAAGCATCCAAGCAGGCCGATCCGGAGTACCGCCAGCAGCAGTATGATAAGCAGCAGGCCAGCGCCAGCAGAATGATCGCCAGACAGATTGAGCGGCGTAATTCGCCGGAATGGAAAGCAGAGCAAAGAGTGAAAGCGCTGAAACGCGCTGTAAGCGCCTCTGAGCGCCTAAAGGAGAAAAAGCCTGCACGGATAACAGCGAAGCCACGAACGCGCGCCAGCGCATCAGGAAAAGGACTTAAAGGGCGAACACCTACGGCAGCGGAACGCGTGGTTATGGATGCATTAGGCAAGCTGCCCTGCATTGCCTGCCTACAGCACGGGAAGGAATCACCGCTAATCAGCCTGCATCACATTGAGGGACGCACTAAACCCGGCGCACACCTGTTGCAGATCCCCCTTTGCGATCATCACCACCAGCACGCCGCGCCAGCACACGTCCGCGCAGAGTTTCCCTGGCTGGTGCCGGTACATGCGGACGGCATAACAGGCGGTAAAGCAGAGTTTACCCGGCATAACGGCAGTGAGAAGGAGCTGATGGCTAAAGCGTATCACCTGGCTGAATTACCATTTGATTTACAGAGCCAGATTTTTATCCAGTAGATAGTTGTCTGCAAATGGTTATTATGGCTAATGCAAACACAACTAAAAGGAGCTTGAAATGGGTACAATTGCGCGAGTGAGATGGCAGGCAAAGGATGGTTCTTCAACTATCGCCAAGTACGTAGCAGAACTTAGCTTTTTTCTCCTGGACGATGCAATTTCGGGAAAGATTACAGAAACCAATAAGAAATTTACTTACTCTGTAAAAATTGATGCTTATGAAACAGGAAGCGCAAGCCCGGTACCTTTCCGTCTTTATGAGGAAGAGTATAAATCTCTTCCAGAAGCGTTAGCGTTCTTCAAAAGTTTGAGTGGTGCTACACACGCTGAGCCATACGAAGGTCATAATCAAAATTTCCTTTGTACCGCGCTTTATGACAAGTAATCTTTTCACGCGCCTTGTTGCCAGTATGCAGCAGATGAATGAGATAGCCGCAGGCAACCTGGAGCCGTCGCGTATCACAGAGGTGACACCCTCACCCCATGTTGCAGCGCCTGACAACAGCTCCGAGCAGAACGCCGATAAATAGCCCCCGAAAGGTCGCCACTGAGCGGCCTTTTTTATTTTCTAAAAAAACTGCTTGACCTGTAACACCGCAAATTACAAACCGCTTAAAGTCGCCCCAAGCTGTTAGCGGTTCCCTGATGGAATTTTTGACAACTTACCTAATCTGCAACGCGCGGTTGGGAACGTTAAAAGCCAGAGAGGCCGCTATATGCGGCCTTTCGCCTTTTCAGGGGTACAGACGTGAAACAGAAAATCGCAGTAATCAGTCTCTCAACCAGTCAGCCAATGGCGATCACCGCCATTTACGAAGATCACACGCTGGTCATGTCAAAGCCGCAGCCGCTGCCAAAGGGTATGCGTGCGCAGGTAGCCAAACTCACACCTTACATTGAGACGTTGCGCGCGCAGGGCTTTAAGGTGCTGGTGGATGAAGCCACGGGCAAAGTGTCCGGCGTAGTGGGCGGCAATCATGTTTCTCTCAAAGCAAAAGGCAGCGATGGCCGCGCGGCGGTGCTGATCGGCATTGAGCGATACAATGAGCTCACGCTGCAGGACAACATCGCGTTGCCGAAGGACAACCGGGGCGCTTTTGAGATCCCGGATTCCATCGTTGAGGTGGAGTACAACGCCAGCGGCGAGGAAGTATACCGCATTAACTGGCGCGATATACGCCCGGAGCATGTGCTCACCATCCTGTGCTGCTTTGCCGTGGGCTACAACAACGTGGCGTCAGCGGACTACATCAACGCTATGTGCGCCGCTGCAGCAGAGGAAAAGCCGTCCGTTATGGACGCGTTTAAGCGCCTTATCGGCTACGAGAAAATCAAAGCTGCAGAGGCCGTGCCGGAGACGCTGGCCGGGAAGCGCATCAGCGACGAGGAGCGGATTCTGTGAGTTATAACCGTCTCGACGATCGCTCCATTGAGGATGTGGTGCTGCGCAGCCTCTTTCACCAGGAAGTTATAAAGCGTTCCGCCTCTTTTCACGAAGAGAATCAGGACTACACCATCCGTCTCGACGAGATATTCCGCGCTGACCTGGCGGCATACCGCGCCTATGAGGGCAACGCGGATTTGCGCTGGATTTTCCGGCTGCTATGCGGGATTGAGTCAGAGATGGAACCGCTGCCCGCCGGCCAGACACTTTCCCTGCCGGATATGGCGTGGCTGCGTAACCGCATGCGCGAATACGCGGGCGGCAAGCCGGAGTTAATCAGTGGCTGATACTCCGTTTGCCCGCACCGAATCCGGGCGCTACGACACCGCCGGGCTCTCCTCGAAAGAGTTCTCACGCGTTTTCGACCAGATAGACAAAGACCGCCGGCGTTCGCGCCGCATTGCGCACCGCACGCTTAACCCTCTCACCCTGAAGAACAAGGCGCTCGACGATATTATTGCCCTGGGCAAAAAGAAGTCCGGCTCCTTCTACACCAGAGAGGATCTTAAAGGGTTTGAGAAAAACCGCGCTGGCGCACGCCAGCAGTTCAACGCGGCTGTTGCGGGGATCACGTATGCGCAGCTGGTGGCGGGCAGTCAGCAGATCGACATTAAGCGCGCCAATAACCGCGTGGATGACGGTTCCGGTATTAAGCGCGCCACGCCCACCACGCTCAAACACAACGTGCTCACGGTAAGCGTGGAGGCGTCCGCCGTATCGGTTGATAAACATCACCGCGTGAAGTTCCGCTTTGAGGAGTGGGATCAGCTCATTGAGGAGGTCACGGATGGCAAAGACAGCGCCAAAATTGCTAAGCGACTCTGCGCTGGCCGCGTCTCTTTTGATTGCGATTGTGGCCGTCACCAGTACTGGTACCGCTACATTGCCACGGCGGGCAACTTCGCCCTTGCCCCGCCAAAAGAGTACGCCTACCCGAAAGAGAAAAACCCGAATCTGAAAGGCGTGGCCTGTAAGCACGTCATTCACGCCTTCACCCGCCTGCAGTCCGCCTCATGGCAGGTGCGGATCGGCCAGGCGATGCTCAAAAGCGCCGGCAACAACGCTTACGGCGATGATCCGCGCAAAACCACTGAGCACTTTACCGACGCCGATAAGGCGAAGTTCAACCGCAACCGCAACTCGCAGACCAACGCCGCCGCCGTAAAGCGCGAGCATGAGAAATATCAGAAGCGCATGGGCGCGCTGGCGAAGCGGCTGAACAACGACGATGGTCGGATCGACAAGCTGCGCGGCCAGCTGACTCGCGCCAAAAAGGTCACCGCTACAGAGCGCGCCCGCGCGGCGAAAAAGCAGGCGCAGCTGGCAGACGAAAAGGCGAAAAACGCGTTGCTGCGTCAGCAGCTGGCCGACCAGGCGAAGATCCAGCGCCAGACATTCATTGATGCCCTGGTGCTGAGCGGCACGCCGCGCGCGCAGGCGGAAAAAATGTTTATCGACTACGCAAAGAACCAGACAAAAGCAGGTAATCAGTAATGGGACGCTACGACGAATTTCTTAATGACACGCCCCCTTCCACCAGCGAGGAAACCCGCAGTGAAACAGAGCAGCCCGCGCCTGCAGAAGATGTGCCGGACAGCAGCAGCGCTGCAACCGATCTGGAGGCGTCTGGCGAATCCGCCGCCGCCTCACCCGATGGCGCTGCCACTGGCGGTGCTGATGACCCTGACGGCAGCAGCAGTGAGGATTATGACCCGCTGAGCGCCCCGCTGCCGGATGCACTGGCGGCACGCGAGCAGAGCACGGCGATTAAGCCCCGCTTTAAAGGTCACGCCCCCTTTAACAACATGGTCCGCCGCGACTGGGTTAAGGCAATAGAGAGCGACTACAGCGCGTTTCAGGCGCTGCTGTACCTGCCGGATATGCGCGACGTGGGCGAGGTTGACGACGAAACCGGCTTTGAACAACCCGCGTTTACCGAACTGAACAACAACCAGCGCACGCTGAGCTATCAGGATGCCGATCCGGCCATTGTCACGGTGCTGGATTGCCCGGACGAGCGCGAGAGTTTCCAGGTGCTCGATGCCGGCGACGAGCAGGACGGCTTAACCGATGACGTGCTGATCCTGCGCATTGCTGCAGAAGGCGTGCCGGTTGGCTCAATTCTTGAGTGGAATGAAGAGATGGCCAGCGGCACCCTGGCGCGCCGCTGGTGGTACGTCCACCGCATTTACGGCTTTGGCACGCAGAACGTCGGATCGCTCTACTACTGCATTCCCGCCCGCAACTTTGACACCACCAGCAACGGACGTATCGAATGAAACAATTACTCGCCCGCACCCGCGAATGGGAAACCACGCGCACCGGCCAGATGCAGAGTACGGGCTTTACCGCTGCTGATGCCGCCATTGCAAAGGCGCTGAATGACGTGTTCCGCGGCGCTGTCATTGTCGCACCGCGCCCGCATGAAGCGCGCTACGCCGCCTTCCTGGCGCGCAAACCGGAAGATCGGGTATTCGTCGGCAAGTTTGATGACGTGCTGGAGTTTCTGCGCGCCGTCCGCCAGGCGGGCGCCGGACGTCACAGCGTAAAGCAGGAGGATATGCCGAACCTCAACCGCGACGCACTGCCGGTTATCAACCTCTCCCGGGGGTTCGATATCACCTACGACAACAACGATCATGAGATTGACCGCCGCAACTACGCCGACGTCACCGACCGCGCGCACGATAATGTGCCGCTGGCAGAGATCGAAGCCGCGCAGGCCTCGCTGAACTACACCATCACGCTGATTGCCGGCGACAAAGATACGCTGTCGCTGATGTGCAACACGCTGGCCGCTAACTTCCGATCGCGTCTTTCCACCCGATTTACTGCGCATGACACGCTGGTTCACTGGCCGGTTGAGCTTAACTGCAGCATTCAGGACGCCAAATCGATCATGTTCAGCGATATGTCGCCGCCTTTCTCGCAGGAGCGCATCTACGCCTGCCAGACGTCAATGATCGTCATGGTGGACGTGCTGACCGCCCACGAAGTCACGGCGCGCAGCGTGCGTCACGATACGCAGCTTGCGCCAGCGGGAGCATAACGGATGGCAGCAGAGCAGAAGAACAAGCCCATGCAGTACTTCCTGCAGTCGGTGATCATCAATGACAAAGAACTGCCGCGCAGCTGGATAACGTCGGTGCTCTACATTGAGAAAACCGCCCTCACTGCCCCGCTGCTGGTGCTGGAGGCGCACGATCCGGAAGGCAAGCTGATGGACGAAATGGGCGCCCGCTACGGCGCAACGCTGGTGGCGGAGCTGGGCGACCCGACCGGGAAGCGCGGCGCGTACCGTGAGACGTTTTTCGTTACGTCCGCGCCGGCCAGCAGCGACGTGGTGCGCATTATCGCCGTGTCAGCCGACCTGAAGCGTCTGAAAACGCCCTCAGCCCGCGTGCGCCTGTACGCCGATCGTCAGCCTGGCGACGTCATGAAAGAGTTCGCCGGCACACTGACGATCGAGGCTGACGCGTTCAAAAAAGCGATGACCTATCACCTGAATATGAGCGAGAAGCCGTCCGGCGTTCTGCGCCAGATGGCGGAAGATCACGGCGCGCTGGTGTGGTGCGCCCGTGGCATGTTCTGCATGAAGGAGATAGGCAAACTCATTGGCACGAAACCGGCGGTTGTCTATGAGGCCAATAACCCGAAAGCGGAATACACGATAAGCAAGCTGAGCCATATCAACCAGGATGCCGCCGCCACCAGCAGCGCTGATTATCAGTTTGTGGGTTACTCCATGACTGATGGCTACATTGCCGTGGGCGATAAATCCAAGCCGGTTAAATATATCTCTGATGCCGACGTGGCCACGCTCACCAACATGGGGCGCGTGCTTATTCCAAAGCTGGATATCGAGGTCAGCGGCAACGCGGACATTACCGCCGGCATGGTGATAGGCGTGCAGATCCACCGCTATGATCCGGAAAACCAGACTGACGAGACGCTGCCGAAAAACTTTATCGTTACTGCGGCTATTCATCATGAGGATCGCATCGGCTACACCACGCGCATGATTTTAGGAGTACCCAACCAGTGAGTAAGCAACGCGCCGTTATTACAGCCACCAAAGACCCGTCAGGACACATGCGCGCGCAGATCCGCCTGACGCCGCAGTGGGCGGACGTTGAAGCGGAGACGCTGCCCTGGGCTGAATACCAGCTGCCGATAGGCAACGCGTTTGTTCCCTGCAAAACGGGCGATGAAGTGTGGGTTGAGTTTCCGTACACCGACGCGCGCGGGCGCCCGGACACGCGCCGGCCGCTTATCACCGGTGCGGCACAATCAGCGCCAGGCGGTGTGCCGAGCGTGGCACCTGAAGCCTCCGGACAGGGCAGCGCCTACGAGCCACCAGCCGTTGACGGCGCACCGGCGCGCCCTGCCCTGAGCGCAACAGAAGATTTTGTCTCGCATCGCAATAATCTGCTGGAGATCCGGTCCGCTGGTGGCGGGTATGAAATTACCAACACGGCCAGCGGTTCACGCATAGGCATGAATGAAAGCGGGCAGATTTACATTCTGGGGCCGGGTGATCTGGTTATCGACGTGGGCGGCAATGTGACGGTCAAAGCAGGCGGGAAAACCGTGTTTAATTCAGGCGATACCTACAGCGCTACAGCGCCTCAGTTTGAGTTCAGTCAGTAATTATTATGCGTAATCTAATAAAATCCTTAGAGTGTGGTTAATATCCGCATTGAGGCTTTTCTGCATGAAATCTCCCTTCTTCAAAAACGTCATGGTCTACGGCCTGAACCGGGGAATTCCGTTAGACGCGGAAGAACTGGCGCAGCAGCTGCAGACTATGGCGTTTACCCCCTGTGACGCGCAGGACATAGCAAAATCAGGCTGGATCAGCGTTACCTCAGAGGAATTGCTGCTGGCTGAAAACGGTCAGTACCTCCTGTGCTGTCAGACCGAAAGCAAAATCATGCCCGCCGCCACGCTTAACGAGTTTGTGGCTGACCGCGTGGCGAAAATTGAGCAGGAAGAGGCGCGCAAGGTGCGTCGCAGTGAACGCGTTTCCCTGAAGGATGAAGCCCTTCACACGCTGCTGCCGCGCGCCTTCGCCCGCCGCACGCAGGCTTATCTCTGGATCGACAGCGTGAATAGCCGCATCTACGTTGACGCAGCCAGCGCTAAAGCAGCAGAGGATATGCTCGCCATGCTGCGCAAAACTATCGGCTCGCTGCCGGTTGTGCCGCTGATGGCTGAGGAGCCTGTCGAGCTCACGCTGACTGAATGGCTGCGCTCCGGCGACCTGCCGGCGGGCTTTTTGCTGGGCGACGAGGCCGAGCTCGCGGCGATTCTGGAAGAAGGCGGCAAAATCCGCTGTAAGAAGCAGGATCTAATCAGCGATGAAGTGCGCGCGCATATCGAGGCCGGGAAGGTAGTCACGCACCTGAGCCTTGACTGGCAGGAGCGCATTTTCTGCCGTGTGGCGGACGATTTGAGCATTAAGGGCATTAAGTATGCCGACATGCTCACTGAGCAGAACGATGATATTGACCGTGAGGATCAGCGCGCACGCATGCTGGCTGATTTTATGCTGTTCACGTCCGAGTTTTCTGCTTTCTTCTCCGGGCTGCTGGATGCGCTGGGCGGTGAGGCAAAACGATGATTACTTACGGCTCTGTCTGTTCCGGCATTGAAGCGGCCAGCGTGGCCTGGGACGGGCTGGGATGGACAGCCGCATGGTTTGCTGAGATAGAAAAGTTTCCTGCAGCTGTGCTGGCTCACCGTTACCCGGACGTGCCGAACCTGGGCGACATGACAAAGATTGCGGCCGGCGTTCGCGCCGGTTCTATTCCGGCGCCGGCCGTCATGGTTGGCGGCACCCCCTGCCAGGCGTTTTCTATCGCCGGGCTCCGTAAAAGCCTCGACGACCCGCGCGGTCAGCTCACCCTTTCTTATGTAGATTTAGCGAACGCCATTGATGAAAAACGAATTGAAAACGGCGAGCAGCCTGCCGTCCACCTGTGGGAAAACGTGCCAGGAAGTCTCAGCACACCTGACAACGCCTTTGGATTCTTCCTTGCCGGAATGGCTGGCGAAAATGAAGCATTTGAACCAGGCCCAAGACCTGAGCACGGCAAAAGCGGACCAGGCTGGCGCTGGAACAAAAGCGAGCGTAAGCATGTTCCGAAGTGGCCAAAGTCTGGTTGCGTTTATGGGCAACAGCGCAAACTCGCCTGGCGACTCCTTGATGCCCAATACTTCGGAGTGGCCCAACGCCGCCGTCGCATCTTCGTTGTCGCAAGTGCTCGAAACGACATTGATCCCGCAGAAATACTTTTTGAGTTCGATGGCATGCGTCGGGATTCTCCGCCGTGCAGAGAAGCGACTCAGGCAGCTCCCGCCGCTGCTGCAGCAGGCGCTGGAACTGTCAGCCACCGGAACCTGAGCCAGCCGGGTAAGGACACTGCAGCGGCTATTACTGCGCATTCATTAACAGCAGGAGCAGGAAGCAGGCCGGAGAGCGGTGTTGCGGGTCATTTTACCCCTGTGGCATTTGGCGGCGGCAATTGCGCCGGCGCGCTGGAGGTTGCCGCGTGCTTGACTGCCAGAGGCCAGCGCAATGATTTTGACGTTGAGACGTTCGCTGTGGAGAACTATGATCAACTCAGTATTCGGCGCCTGACGCCCAAAGAATGTGAGCGCCTGCAGGGCTTCCCGGATGGCTGGACACTGATACCGGAGAAGAAGCGCAACGCGCTTGCTGCTGACGAACTGGCTTATCTGCGCCTGACGCACCCTGACATGCCGGAAGAAGAGGCACACCGGCTGGCGGCTGATGGCCCGCGTTATAAAGCAATTGGTAACTCTATGGCGGTACCGGTTATGCGCTGGATTGGCGATCGTATTGCTAATCAGATCATGCTGGTGGCCAGCGTAGCAGAGACCCGGCCTGTGGACCTCCCCGCTCAGCCGGCAGCAAAGAAAAAGCGTGCGCCGGCGCGAAAGGTTGCAGAGGATAAATACCCGCGTTCGTTCCTGAAATGGGCGGGCGGCAAACATTCCGTGCTTGATGAAATACTGGCGGTAATGCCAGCCGGGAAGCGCCTGATTGAGCCGTTTGTTGGCAGCGGTACCGTATTCATCAACGCTGGCTTTAAGCGCAACCTGCTGGGGGATATCAACCCGGATCTGATTAACCTTTTCAATCAGCTGCAGGGCAACCCGGACGCCGTGATTAATACGGCTCACCAGCTGGAAAAGGGCTGTTTCACTAACGAAGCCTACGTGGCCATGCGCGATGAATTTAATGGACGCCAGGCGCACGCGGTGCGGCATGCAGCGCTGTTCCTGGCACTGATGCGCACCTGCTTTAACGGGCTGTGCCGGTATAACCTGAAAGGCCTGTTTAACGTGGGCTGGAACAAAAAGGCAGGGGCAAACTACTTTCCGCTGGATGAACTGCAGCACTTCGCTGGCCTGCAGAAAGAAATGACGTTTGTCTGCGCCGGGTTTGAGGATGTGATCGGCCAGGCGGGCGAAGGTGATGTGGTTTTCTGCGATCCGCCTTATGAGCCGATGCCGGACGAAAGCGGCTTTACCGCATACAGCGGCAACGCCTTTACGTTTGAGCATCAGACGCGGCTGGTGGAGTGCCTGGTGGCAGCGCGCAAACGCGGCGCTAAAGTAGTCATTACCAACAGCAGCGCGCCGTCAGTCGTGGATTTGTACACGCGCAACGGCTTCAGGATCATGCCGCTGGCCGCACGCCGATCCGTGTCCTGTAAAGGTGACACACGCAAAACGGCAGACGACATAATTGCTGTGCTCTGAAACGAAAAAACCCCGCTCTGTGCGGGGTTCTTTTAGTTCGGTAATTAATGAAGTTTAGTCCACGAATTTCTCGATGTATTGCTCGCGCATTTTATCAATGTCGATCGGGCTGTTATAAATTTCATCAATTTTCATAAAGCGCAGGGCTTTATTCTGAGCGTATTGCTTTGCCTTACCGTTCAGCGCATGCACCTTATAATCCATAGGCGGGTTCGTTTTTTCGGGATCAGGCGTCACAGTAAACAAAATGAACGGTAAGGGATTTTTATCAGGTAAAAAACAGCCTAATGTCCATGTTTGCTCCGGAGCCTGCAAAGCATGACATTTGAAGTCTGGCCGTTGAAAAATGTTCGCTACCAATGCAGATTCAACATCAAACTTTGCACTCGAAACATAATCTGGCATTTCTTCATCAGCTGCATTTGCAAACCCAGCGGTAAGACAGGCAGAGGCGATCACTGCAATCATTAATTTTTTCATGACAAGTCCATTTTTTATCGAGTGTGAAAGTATTTTTATAATTCAAAAAAGCGCATCACTGATTGAAATTGATGCTGCATTGATTGTTTTAACACCATCTTTCCGCTGTGACCATCAGTGCATCAGTACCAGAATAAAAATAGCTCTCACATATGAGCTGGCAGAAACTCTACCGAGATGCCGCGCGGGGTGTTCTGCTGCGCCAGCGCGTCACTAAGTGTGATGCGGTCATTGGCATAGTCCTGCAAGCGATACCCGCTTAGCCCTGCTGACTCTGTCTCTCTGACTTTAGCGTTATAGCTGGCCTGGCTTTCAGCGCTGATGCGTGCGCTCTCTTTAAAGTAATAATCACTCGCTTTCGCGTAATTATCGGTGCAGGCCACCAGCACGCCCTTAGAAACTACCTCATAACGCCCCTGAACCTCTTCGCCGCAGTCCAGCAGCTGCACGCCGGATTTGCCGGACGACGCCAGCACGGTTTTGTCGATAGGCAACCCATTTGCCGGGACAACGTTTCCAAAAATGGTTTTCATCTGATGATCCTTATTTTTCTTATGCGCAGGCACTACCTACCCGCAGGCCAGACTATACGGGAAAAGTGTCAAAAACTCCTATTATTATTTTTATTAAATTTAGATATTAAGTAACCCAAAACATCAACACTGGGTGCTCTCAGCAAATTACAAACTGATTAAGGTGCCTCTTCCTTTAACACCACTGAGTGAATTATGAGCAACCGTAAGCCCACCACATTTGAGCTTTTCCACAACCTGAGTATGGCGCTGCGCGAAGATCCGCAGTTCCAGTACGAATATAACTACTCCCCTGAAACCCGCGTGCTGCTGGAAACGCCTTACTGGCGTCTTACCCCGTCACAGCGCGCCACGCGCAACATCATGATTGAGCAGATCATGGCAAACGCCACGGCAGAAGATACCCGCGTGCGCCTGATGGCCATGCGCCCGGAATCGCGCTACATGCTGACACCAACCTACGTCTGCCAGGTCGCATATGAGTTCTATCTGGAAGCGCAGGCAGAGCTGCCGGACGAGCCGGAAACCGTCGATCTGATGCCGGTAATGTGGGCCACCATGTACGCCCTGAACCTGGCCCGCGAAATGGCTACGGATAAGTGGGATGAAATGTCACCGCTTGACCAGCGCACGCAGACCAAATGGGTCAGCAACGTGCTGTCTACCGTCAAAATGTCGCGCTATATCACCGACGCAAGCCGCGCCGTCTGGCTGGGTATGTTCATGTCGTTCAGCGATATCCCTGATGACTTTTACGAGCTGCTGGAATCCTGATGGACGCAGCTGAGAAGCCAATCCGTAAAGGCTCCCGCGTGCGCATACGCGGCAACCTGTTTAACGGTGAAGTGTGCGTAGTGGACCGGGTGGACTGGCTGGAGAACGGGCAGCGCTACGTGCTGAAACACCCGTACTACACCTGCCCGCTTAACTACACCCGCGGGGATCTGGAGCTGATACCTGATGACGAATAAAACGCGCTCCGGCGCCGGGGCGGTCTGATGCCTGCCGCCGGCACGCTGGACTCGGTTTGTTCCGGACACGATGGCTTCCCCTCGCGTCAGACCGCTGAGGCTGACGCAGGGCTTACCATCAACGGCAAGCCCGTTCTGGTGGACGGAAAGCTGTTTACGGATCACACCGACGGCAGCAGTACTCACAACGGCACGGCGGTTACGGGCCGTCCGTGGTTCACCATCAACGGCAAAGGCATTGTGTGCGTCAACGATCCGGTTTCGTGCGGATCGGTGGTCGCCACGGGCGAAGCCGGATTTGAGGTTAAGTAATGCTCGACAACGACAAACAGATCAACGCGTTCGCTGCCCTCTCCGCCTCCGGCATGGTTACGCCAGCGCCGGTCGTGGTATGCGAGGGGGCGCAGGCGCGTGCTGAGCAGCTGGCCGCATCTGTCAGGGCGCTGCTGTTGCCGGACGTCACCTATCCGGCGGACGTCTCCGGTTATACCGGGAAGCTGTCAGGCTATGCGGCGACCCTGGACGCTGCAGCAGGCGCTGCTGCTGGATTCGTAGCAGCGGTTAAGCCCTTCAGCAGCCCGTCTGAGCTGCTGCAGCTGAAAACCGGATGGGAGTGTCACGTAAAGGGTAATCGTCTCTCTCCGGCGCCGGCGTTCGCGCTGGTGGCCGCAATGGGGGATGAAGCCATTACGGGCGCAGTGGGCGATCTGCTGCAGGCCGTATCGCTCTCCGCGCTCTCCGGAGCTATGGGGGCAATCAACGCAAAAGCAGGCGCTGCTGCAGCACCGGGCGCAACGGGAGGTGCCGTAATCGCGCCGGCGTTCACCGAAGAGGAAACAGCCGCGCTGAGCGAGGCTACCAGCGCGCTCGATGCGCTGCTGCTGCCCCTTCCCGCCAGTGCGTCTGCACTTGCCCGCCTGGCGGATCAGGTCAGTGCATCCACCAGCACGGCAAAAAAAGCCATGTCGGATGCGGTGGCCATCGCGCTTACGTCCGGCCTGAGCGGCGATCCGGTTATGGGTCAGGCCGTCAGCGCCATTATGCCCGCAGCCGTTCTGGCTGCGCTCAACGAGGAGTAACTATGTTCAGTCAAATCACCCTGACCGGCTGGCTCAAACGTGCGGTAGCCGTAGCGCTCTGCGTCGTGCTGCTGACCGCAGGCCATAAGGGATATGTGATTGTCACGGATCACTTTGCGCACGTTACGCAGCTGGAGGCGGCAAACAGCACGCTTACTGCGAACAACAAAACGCTGACCGGTAATAACATCACGCTTAAAACCTCGCTCTCTGAGCAGCAGGCGCAGCTGCAGACGCTGCAGCAGGCGCTGGAGAAACGGGAAAGGGAACGCCAGGACTACGCGCAGAAACAGGCGCAGCTTGAGCAGGATCTGCAGAAACTTAAAGAGGATAGTCAGAATGAAATCGATGAAATTAACCGGGCAATACTGCTTGCCGGCGTTAATCATACTGCTTTGCCTGCCAGCGTTATTCGCATGCTCCGGGACAAAGCACGCGCCGTTAATTCCCGAAGTCGTGACGGTCACAAAGCTGGTGGAACTGCCACCTCAAAAGGCGCTGGCCTACCAGCCGTGTCAGGTGGATGAAAACATTCCCGGATTCACCGACAGGCTACCTGCTTACGTAGCAGGAATACTGGCCTCAGTCGATGAATGCAACCGGCGAAATAGTTTGATTTCAGACTATAATAATCAGCGTTAAAAAAACCGCCCGGTTGGGCGGTTTTTTCATTTAAGAGTGCTAATTATAGCTTGCGTTGCACTTGTCATATCTTTATTAAATAAACCATAACCTGCATCAAGAGTTATTACCCTCCAAATTCTGTTCCCAGTGTAATGTAATTGCATAATATAAGAATAATAATCTTTGTTTTTCATTTTCCCATATACTGTATATACATCATAGCCATCTTCGATATCGAAAGTCCCATTACGATCAGGAGAAAATGTGTTACTTAATGTCTGATCGAGTCGCTTTGCATAGACTTCAAAGTCAATATCGCTTGGATTAACATTTTCATATGCAAGCATGATATAAGAGTTTGGAATGTATTTGTTTTCAAAATTAACTACAGTGCGCCCTTCAACCATTGAATATTTAATCATCCAGTTGCTATCAAGATTTGCAGTGAGTTTAGTTACTGGATTCTGCCATTCTTTGAATTCTGGCGACGCTAGAAACGGTGGTACGCTGTTTGGCTGAGACTCTGCTCTTACCTTGTCGTAGTAGTGAGGGTTGGCCACCCCTGTGTTGACCTTGCTCATGATTACTATGCCGAATAGACCCGCAACGAATAAAACTATAGCTATAGTAGCTTTAAAAATATTTGGCTTGCTCTTAACTACAGTAAAACCCAGTTTCTGATCATAGGTAGTTTTTCCACTCTTTCTAACAGAGCTGTATTGGTTCGCCATAGTACCGATATTAAACAATGGGAGACCAAAAGCATAAGCGCTTTTCCAAACATAAAAATTCCGACCTGCGTAACTATCAGGGGGTATTTTCTTCTGGTTATAATCCAGAATCTGCAAACCAAATAGTGCTTTACCGGGAGTGCTTTTGAATAATTTATAGATCAAGCACTCAATTAACAATCCAACCGGAAATAGCAGTAAATTGAAGGCAGTATTAGAGCCTGATTCGCTTATCCATTCACTAAAGCCAATAAAGTGATAAGACAGCGTGAAGCTACTAACGACTGTCAGTATGGGCATGATAAGAATAAGGTCCAGTGTCCTGGCAAAGAAACGTCTCCAGTTACCTGCTGGCGGGAGATGCTTAGTTACCGGGGCGTTCTCCTTGACAGTGTCCGGTTCTGACACTGGTATTTTTTCAAGTGAGACTGGAGATACGGCATCATTCTTAGGTGCTGGAGGCGGCATCTTTGGTAGCGGTGGCGGCATTTCTTCTTGCCGAAGATAGCTGGCAAACTCAGGTATGTTACCTAATTTTTTCCAGTCGTCGTAACCAGAGGTCCAGACAAAAGTATCTGCACTCAGTGGTTTTGTTTTTATTGTTTGAATAAAACTATCAGTGTCTGAAGGGCCGACTTTAGTCTCACCTTCTAAGTACCACCAGCTTACCATTTTACACTTATCCTTGTCTGTAGTCTGAGCAATGCACAAAGAAGCCGCTCGGAAGCGGCTGAGAATTAAATCTGATTATTGGATCTATAATACCGTAACTTTTCTTACGTTTTAACTGCTAAAAATCGGACTATGCAGCTGATTCAGTCATATACGCTATCGCGATTTCCGGTCCGCCCACTTCCAGCATGATTTTACGCATTCCTGCTGCCAGATTGCCCTCTCCCGCCAGGAGCAGAAAATCACGCGCCGCGCTCGGCATGTAAATAGACGCCGTAACTGGATTGTGCATCTGCTGCGTGTTACCGGCTTTACGCCAGCGAGGCAGTGCGCGGATCTCGTCATCCCCTAATGTCGGGCTGACTTCCATGATGATCTCTGCGCCATACATGATGATGATTTGCTGAGCCAGTGAGCGGGGTTCTGTCTCACTCAGAAGGTAATCAAGGTGCTGCTGAGCGTCGCGCCGGCTGCCGGTCGAAAGCATGTGCGATCTGGAGCCATTTGCGTATTGAAAGTAGAGCTTATAAGCCATGAGGTTTACCAGTGGTCAAATTCATTCGCGCAATCTACACCATTTGTCTAAAATTTTCCTTAGAATTTAAATAATTCTCTTGCATGTCGATCTACGCAAATTACAAACCGCTTAAATTCACCCTCGTCAAAAGTTCCCTCGCAGCCGCGCCCTGAAAAAAGGGTCTACTTGTGAGTAAAGATATTGCCCCGGCTCGCCTGCGCGAGCAGGACGTTATGCAGCGTGCATCGCGCGTTATGGCTTTCACCGTTGACGCGCAGCGCAACGCAGATGGCTCAATGATTTCTGACCGCCACGATATGTCCGTCAGTATTGGCATGGCAGCTGGCCGTGATCCGATGTTTGAAGGCGTTGACCCGAAGTTTTGCCGTCTGGTAGGCACCGCGTGGGCGTCAAGCATGATCGAGTACAAAGAGCGTAACGGTCATTACCCACCAGCTGATCAGCTGGCGAACGCCAGCCGCGCGCTTGAAAACCTGATGGTTGAATCAGCAGCTGAAAAGCATGAAGGCAACGGCAAAGCGATGTTTGAGTCCGTGGCTGCTGATATGCGCACCTCTGACGGCGTAATGCGTCAGGCGCAGTTTGCAGCGCTGATCCTGCCTGCGGTGCTGGGCGCTGCCACCAGCGATGCATGTACCTTTGTCCCGTGCGAGCGCGACGAAGCGAAGATTTACGAGCTGATGAACGTGGCCGGTACCAGCTTTGGCACCTTCCAGCAGGGCGATGAAATGCATATGCAGTCTGCGGCGGTTTACTCGCAGATGAAACGCCTGTACCTGTTCCCTGCTGCAGCGCAGCCGGACGGCACCAAGAAAACCTTCACCTTCAGCATTAAGGCGATTGAGAACGCGGATATGCCGATCCGTGCTGGCCGCACCAAGCTGCTGATCAACCGTCGTCCGAGTAAAGTCGATGATACTGACGGCAACCTGTTTTTCTCCGACAAAGACGTTAAAGGCAACCAGTTCCAGGCTACCTGTAAAGTCGATTACGACAAAGGCACCATCGTTGTAACCTTTACCGACGCGCCGGCTAAAGGTACTGAGCTGGCCGCGCAGGTCGAGATCAACGTTGAAAAAGCGCCAGGCCTGATCCCGGTTATCAACCAGTCCATGCGTGAGTTCACCATTAAGCCGTCGCAGTTCGTTATTGCGTCCGAGCACACCGTGATGGCCGCGTCCGATCTGAGTCGTGAATTTGGCATCAGCCTGTCGTCCACGCAGTTCACTGCAATGCGTAACTGGCTGAGCCATGAGCAGGACATGATGCGTCTGCGCACTATGGCATTCCACACCGTTTACGGTCGTGAGTTTGACGTAGCGCTGCCGGAAGGCCAGACCTACGAATCATGGGTAACGCTGCTGAAGCACGCTGTTACGCAGCTGAGCACTGACATGGTGAACCGTACCCGTAAGGCGGGCATCCGTGGCGGCTTTGCGGGTGGCGAGGCGGCAAACTTCCTGAAAAGCCTTCCGGCTAACGTGTTCCAGGCCGATCCAAACTTCGTCCAGTCGCCGTACATTCAGCGCATCGGCACCCTGTTTGGCATCTACCCGATCTACGAAGTGCCGACCGCTATCTGCGATCAGTTCGTGGCCAACGGCGTGGCGCTGAGCAAAGAGGACATTCTGTTTTATGGCCGCGGCGAGTCCATCGGTGATGCTGGCCTGATCGCCGGTGACGCCGTTCCGGCAATCCCGTATGTACATGAAACCAACCCGTCTCTGGTCAACCGCACCACGCTTTGGGGGTCTTCCCTCAACGAGCTGCACCCGCGCAATGGTGAGAACTACTTCGCCAAGCTGACGCTGACCAATGCGAAAGAAGGCGCGTACGACATGCTGACCGGCAAGAAAATTCAGGGTGAAACCGCACCTGAAACTGCCACCACCGGTACTGCCAGCTAATCCCCTTTAACGCCCCCGTTAAGGGGGCATTTCATGGAAATATCACATGAATAAGATCCCTTTTGCAGTAGGCCAGGCGGCTGGCGTCGGCATAAGCGAAGTCAATGCTGACGCAACGACTTCGGTTACATCCGGCGGCGCGTCCGTCTTTGCAGGCCTGGTCATTTCCCGCCGCGGTAAAATCGGCTCCGTGCTGCGCGTTACGGCTGACAATTTTCAGGCGGTGCTGGGAGCGGCGATTCACCCGCGCAGTGGCGCGGCCTTTGAACCTCTGCGCCACGTTGCAACGGCGGTAAATGGCGGCGACGGTTATGTGGTACGCGTGCCAGCGCCGGGAATGAAGATCCCTGCTCTGACCCTGACTGCTGATACCACCATGCAGGAGCTGAGCGTGGTTGCCACCAACTTCGCGCCGGGAACCGACCCGGTTCTGGCGGCTGGCGCTGCGGCCATGATTTACATCGAGGATGGCGACGCCTCTGCAGACCGCACGCTAAGCATGGAGGCGGATAAAACCGCTCCGGGCTTCTACATCCTGACGCTGAAGCAGGTTGATGCGGCTGGCGGTGAAACGCAGCTGGAGTCACACCAGATCTCCTTTAATCCGGACGCCACCAGCGACATGGGATCACCGGCGTTTCTGCCGACCGCGCTGGAAAACGGCTCTACCCGCCTGCGCGCTGTTGTGGCTGACGACGTTGAAACGCAGATGCTGCAGATCACCGAAGGCTTCGATGATATGCAGTTCAGCGGCGGTACCGACGGCGATCTGTCTGCTATCGCAACGGCGGATTACACCAAGGCGCTGACCGTGCTGCGCAAATCAATGTTTACCTGGACCGCAGTGCTGTCACTGGGCTGCTATGACCCCACTATCCTCGCCGCGCTGGTGAAGCTGGCCGAAGATACCCGTACCGATATGTTTTACGACATCCACGGGGCGCAGCTGTCAGCCGCCGCTATTGCCGAAGCGCAGAGCCATAGTTTCGGCGGTTCGCATCAGGCGGCGCGTTACTACTGGCCGTACACCGCACGCGATGCATTTACCGGCACTAACGTCAGCTGGGGGATCTCCTGCGATGCGTTTGTGGCGAAAGCGAAAGGCGTTGCGCTGGTCTCTGACGTCGGCGGCTGGCACTACGCGCCGGCAGGCGTGTCACGCGCCATTATCGGACGCCAGAACATCAAGCCGATTCCAGGCCTGGATGAAATCGACCGCGAAGCCTTTGTGAATGCGCGTATTAACCCGGTCAGCCTGGATAAGAACGGGAATATGTACATTGACGATTCCCTGACCACCTTCGCTAAAAACAACTACCTGCGCCTGCAGCACATCAGTTCACTGATGAATGCGATCGCACGCAGTTTTTACGACGTGGCGGAAGCACTCAAGCATGAGCCGGACGGTATCACCTTCAAAGGCCTCACTGATGGCCTGAAAGACGTTCTGGAGCGCTTCGTTGCCGCGGAGGCGCTGGTTAAGCCGCGTGACGCTACGCAGGGTACCGAGCCGTTTGTTATCGCCGTTGTGCAGAAAGATATCGACCTGTGGGAAGCCACCTGGTCTGTCTGCCCTACCGGTTCTTCACGCCGCATCGTCGGTAAGCCAACCCTGCTCCGCTAACAGAGGAAATTATGAACAACATTTTTAACCACAAGTCTCATGGCCTCCTGGGCGCGGCGTTTGCCGCGCCGGCAGCAGAGCCCGCTAAACCGGACTTTATGGCGGAAGGCGTCAATGACGGCAACGCGGCAGAGTCGCGCGTCATTGCGATGTTTGAAGCCGTGGAGCGCCGCGCCGGTGAGGATGCCCGCTCTGTTGCCGCGTCACTGCTGGCGGGCTGGATTGCCGACGGTGAAGCCGACGCTGATAGCTTTGAAGCGCTGGCGCTGGTGCTTGCCGGTCTGGATGGCATTGCAGAGGACGACGATCTGACTGATGACCAGGTGGATCAGTTTAACGACGCGCTGGGCCAGCTGGCCAACGCCGCCGTTGCCCTGGGTGCGGATCAGGATGACGTCACCAGCATGATCGACGACGACGACGACAGCGCCGCTGAGAGCGTTTTCGAGGCGCTTTCCGGTCTGAGCGACGACGACGAAGCCATTGCTGACTACACCGTTGCCGGCGGCAAAGGTGGCGAAGCCATGCTTGAGTCAGCCACGTTCAAAGCCGTGCGCGATGGCGTGGTAACGCTTATCCGTAAGCGTCCGAAGAAGCGCCGCATGACGTCTCTGCAGAAGCAGGCGCTCAAAAAAGCCCGCATGAAGGCGCATAGCTCAATGGCGAATGCGCACCGTAAGAAGTCGATGAAGCTGCGCAAAAAGCGCGGTCTGTAAGGGATAGCCGCCGGTTAACGCCGGCGGCAATGAGGATAGTGCGATGATCTGCGGTGCAATCATGCCGGACGGGGTAAGCCCATTCCTGAAGCTCTACATCACGTCTCAGACGGCGATGGTCGTGGGCTATATCGGGGAAGGGTCGAGCGCCAGTCTCGAATCCATGTGGGAATCCCCTTTTTCCAATGACTCGCTTGGCGGCGTGGCCGGCGCGGTCAGCACGGCAGCGGGCAAGCTGGCGAGCGGCGCGCAGGCGGCAACCGGGAATACCTCAAAGTCGGAATTTAACTCCCTGCTTATTTGGGAAGGCCAGCAGCCGCCAGAGTTCAGCATCGTGGTAGACCTGATGGCCACCGTGAACGCGAAGATCGAAGTAATGGACGCAATCATGGCGCTGCAGCAGATGGCTTCGCCTGAACTGAATGCCGCCCTCCCCGGCGGTCGCCGTCCTCTCCCCGTCATTCTGGATATCGGGCGCCGCCTGAAGATCATGGACGTTGTGATCAAAAGCGTCAGCTACCAGCTGGACGCGCCCCGCACCGCTGAGGGGTATTACACGCACAACACCGTCACGCTGCAGTGCTCCGGCCAGAGCGTCCAGAACCAGTCTGATATTCCATTTATGTTTATCTGAGGAACAATTTATGTCCGGCTTTTCCAACACAAAACCCGATGTGGCATTTCTGAAAAAGCGCTTTAACCAGAACCTTGCCGCCGGTGAAAAACTTATCGGCTCCGAGTACTGGATGACCGTTAAGGGCTACCCGAACCTGTCTATTCTGATCCGCACAACTCAGCTGCCTGAAATGGCGCGTGAGGACGTTGAGGACGTTGCGCCAGGCGGCATGAAGTTTAACCAGCACGGCGTACTGAAAAACTCTGGCGAGTTCCAGATGACCTGCGTTGAAACCATTAAGGGCGACGTCTTTGCAGCCGTCCGCAAGATGGTGCTCAACAAAGAGTATCTGGATCTCACCTTTGCCGCCGCCGAGTCAAACAGCGGCGCTGACGCTGGCCTGACGCGCAACTACCTGCACTGCAAAATCTACTCAGATGCCGTGGACTTTGGCTCTGAGGACACGACTGCAGCCGTCAAGCTGCCGCTGCGCGTAGTGTATAACTGGGCTGAATAATCATGACGCCGGCCGAACTGCTTGAAGCCGTAAAAGCGCGCTTCACGACGCTGCTGGTGGACGAGGCGCCGCTGCTGCAAAGCCTTCTCCGCCAGGCACTGGGCGTCTATCAGGATCGGGCCGGCGTAACCGGTCGCACACGCATTGAAAAAACGGGGGGCGCAAGCCTCCCGTTTCCGTCTGATTACCTCTCGCTGGTAAACGTGAACGATTTCAATGGCGCGCTGGTATACGCCGATCCCTGGGAATCTACCATTGAGCTTGAGCTGACTGGCCGCGAAAAATGGCCGCTCACTCTGCTCTACTTTCGCAATATCCGCGACTGCGATTATGACGCGGTGACGCTGCCGCCGGACATTACCGGGCTGATTGAAGATTACCTTGAAGCGCTGATCGCCATTCCCAATGTAGAGCGCCTGCGCCGGCTGCACATCGCCGGAAAGTTTGATGCCTCATTTCTGCCGGATGAAGCCACGCTGCACCAGCGCAAAGCCGACCTGGAAGCGCAGATCTCCGCTAACCGGGCGATCATCCCCGCTATGAGTTCCTGGTAAGGAGACAGCATGAGCTTTTTTGACGGGCTGGCCGGGAACATTAAAGGCCTGGCCTCCAGTACGGCCAGACAGGCTGGCAGCAGCCTGATATCCAACATTCTGGCGCGTGCCTCCTCAAACATGAGCGGCGGCGGCGCGTCTTATGCAGGCCTGCCGCCTGAGCTCTCCAGTGCCAAAGCCATTCTGGAAATGGCGATGCGCATTCGCTACGCGCAGGGCTGGCAGTGGAATATTGAAATAGACGGCTTCTCGCGCGTGGATATGTACGTGAAAGATCTCACCTACAGCGCCAACAACGTTGAGACCGAAAGCAAACTGATTGGCGGCGTGGAGTTCGTGAAGCCCACGCACGTTACGGCGGGCTCCATCACCATGACGCTCCGCGATAACGAGAGCGGCGAGCTGCTGCAGAAATTCAAGGAGAAGCGGGCGCGCATATCCAACGGCGACGGCACCTTTAACCTCCCTCCTGCCTACCTGTTAAACATCCGGATTTACCGGGTGACGCAGGATGGTCAGGCCTCACTGGAAGAAGAAATGAAGGGTTTCATTACCACGGTTGGCGAGATCTCCCGCGCGCGCGATGCCGTGGGCGAGTTTGCCGCCTTCCCTGTGACTTTTGTGAAGTACACCAGTGCCGGCGGCGCATTAAACGGATTGGTAAAAGGATTAACCGGGGGAATTACAAACCAGGTTCAATCGTCCGCATCAAACCTCATTAAATTCTGAAGGACACTGCCGTGAATATTCCCCCGCTTCCCCTGGCCTCGCGTCCGGGTACCGAAATTCAGTTTCGCCAGCCGGTCATGAAAGACGCGCTCAAATATAGCACGCCGGATGATTTCAGTGACGAACGCCGCGTCACTGAATACCTCAACCACCTGCAGGAAGGACCGCTAAACGACAGCCGCGACTGGACTGCGCAGGAACGGCGCACCGCGCTCTGGTGGATCATGATTAACAGCCGCGCAGATAACCTTGAGGCGTTTCACTACACCTGCGAACACTGCAACGAAGTGCATACCTACGACTTTGACCTGTCAGGCCTGGCGGAAACCGTCGAGCTGCTGACCATTGAGCCATTTGAGCGCGTGAGCGTGCCGGTCAATGGCGTGGCAACCAACTGGACGTTAAAGCCGCTTACCGGGCGCGGTCAGGAGATGCTGGAGCGCATGCGCGTGAGCCTGCCGGATGCCGACACGCCGGAATATGAGGCGGCGCTGGTGCGCATGCGCATTGCTGAGTTCGCACTCTGTACCGCGCTGGATGACGATCCGGAAGATTTTGAAGCTGCCGCAAACCGTCGATTCGACATTATGGAAAACATGGTTCCCGATCTGGAGTTTGCGCCGCTGGTGGCGCATATCCAGCTGATGCAGAGAAACCTGCGTCACGGGCTACGCATGCAAATTACACAGGGTCAGGTACGACTGTTGCTTCCGCCAACACCATGTGAAAAGGAGGACATGCAGATGAATACCACTCAACTGTTTATTCCCTTTCGCTCTGGATTATTTATTCCGAAATTTTCAACTCAGTGGATGGCTAACCATCATTGACAACCTGACGCTGGTCGCGCGCCAGCCTGTCGGAGATGTGGACAATTTACCATTGTGGCGAGCTATCCAGATGAACAACACGCTTATTGAGCAACTGAAAAGAACACAATACAGGGCTGAACTATGAATCTTCAAAGTCAGGCTCGGATAATAGACGCCATTCAGGACGCCAGCGAAGCTGAATTAAAGCAACTGAAACTTATCCGCAAAGCGCTTACTGGAGATTCAAAACCTGATAAAGCCAGCAACAGCAATGGTTCAGTCCTCACAGTAAGACGCTCTGTTACCGGACGCACTCGCGCTTCAGAAGATGCGGATAAGCGCTCCGAAAAAAGCACTAATGTGATTAAAAAAGAGCACAGTAGAAGCGATAAAAAGACACAATCTAAAAAAGATCAGTTAAAAGTCACAGAAGAGGCAAAAAAAAGCACACAAGAACCTCAAAAAAAGCACGCAGGAAATCAAAATAAGTCACAAATAAAGCAGGAAAGCATCACAAAAGAAAACCCGCGTAGGGACGCAAGCGGGCGCTTTAAATCGCGTACTGAATCAGGCGATGCATCGGCTGCGCAGCAGGAGAAAAATGCCCGTCGCGCCGAACAGCAGCAGCAGCAGGGCTTCTATCGATCGCTTACCAGCATGATGAAATCTGCTACTGAAACAAACAGCGATGCCATGTCATCAGGGACAGACATTGCCGGTACCGCCGCAGGGGGTCCGCTCTGGATGATGGGTAAAGGCATGTACGACATTTCCGCCGAAGTCGGTAAAAACGTCGTCTCGCTGAAAAACTTCATGCAGGGAAAAACCGAAGGCAACGCCGCGCTGAAAATAGAACCGCCGGTGACGCACCCGCCAGTTACCGCAGCAGCGAAGCAGCCGCCGGCCGTCGGCAAGCCAAAATCAGCTGATGGCTATAAGAGCGCGCAGCAGGCAAAGGCCGTACAGGTCACGCAGGAGCAGACCAAAATACTCGCCGCTAATGACGATCGCATCATCAGCGGCCTGGGCGACGTGCGCGACGAAATTAAAAAGCTCGCGCATGCGTCGGGTGGCAAAGAGGGCGGACTGCTGGACTCGCTCATACCCGGCAGGCGTAAACGACGCTCCCGCGGGCGCAAGCGTGTTGCGGTTACTGCCGCTGCAGGGGCGCTTGAAACCGCAGGCGATCTGCTGCCGGACGGCAAGAAAAAGCCTCATGGGGAAAAAACCCGGCCTGAGCCGAAAAAGAAAAGCCTGCTGACAAAGGCAATGGAAGCCCTGAAAGGCGGCAAAAAAGCGGCAACCGTTGCCGGCGCTGGCGCTGCAGCAGCAACAGCGGCCACCGGCGCAACAGTGCTCGCCAGTACGAAAGCAGCAGGCGAGGCCGCCGCAAAGGAAGGGACTAAAGCCGCGACAGACACTGCCGGGAAGGTTGCGGCCAAAGAGGGCATTGCTGTATCTGAGAAAGCCGCCGCCGCCGCCGCTGAGCAAACCGCTGAGAAAGGTGGCCTCAAAGTGGCCGGGAAGGTCGCCGGAAAAACCGCGCTGAAAGCGATCCCGCTGGTGGGTACCGCAATAGGTGCGGGAATGGACGCCTACGAAGGCTTTCACGATACCGACGGCCAGAAAAAGGCGTTTGGCCTGAAAGAGAATCAGGCTGTCAGCGGCAGACAGAAAGGCGAATACACCGCTGCCAACGTGCTGAACATGGGCGGGCTGCTGTCGGGCGGCGCCGGGCTGCTGGCGAAGGGCGCGAGCGCGCTGGGTATGGATGGCGCGGCTAAGGCGTTGACGTTTGACACGGGGGATATGGCTAAGGGGCTGGATTCGGGGCTGAGCAAGGTAGGTGACGTGTTCACCTCGTTTTCCACCAGCGCCGTCAGCGCCTATGACAAGCTCACCGGCACCAGCGCTGAGCAGACGAAAGCGATCATGGACGGAACCGAAAAAACCGTTACGGCGATTAACCGGCTGGGTTCACAGCTGCAGGGTGGCACATGGGGTGAGGATGGCGTAGGTGCGCAGGGTAAAAGCACGGCTGACTATGCCGACGTGGCGAAAAACAGCATCGGCGCGGATCTCAATATCGGCGGGGCCAACGCGAAAACCCGATCCTTCCGCAACAACAATTTTGGCAACCTGAATTTTGTCGGGCAAGAAGGTGCAAGCCTGGAAGCGAAGAACGCCAAAGGCGAGGCGCGCTTTGCGAAATTCAACACGCCGGAGGAAGGTTTCAGGGCGCTGGCCAACCAGCTCACCAGCTATTCCGAAGGCACCTCTAAAGCTGCCGGTTATAAGAAGCTCAATACCGTTGAGGACATTATCAAGCTGTATGCCCCGCAGAGTGAAAATGACACGTCAAATTACGTCGATTCACTCTCTAAAAAGCTGGGCGTGAAAAGCAATCAGCAGCTTGACCTCAAAGATCCCAAAGTCATGACGCAGATGATGCGGGGTATCGCTACTATCGAGGGCGGCAACCCGCAGGTGACGAATGACTTCATGATGAATGCCATTGGCCACAATGAAAACGGTAAGTGGGTAGGGGGCAAATTCAGTGATGAATCCCTGAAATCGGTAAACGAAGCGCGGACAAAGCAGGGGCTGGCACCCGTTGCCGCCGATTCGCTTTATTCGGCCGGCGACAAGGTAAAAGTAACGCCTGGTGCAGTGGCACCCGCTGCCGCACCCGCACCCGTCCAGGCGGCACCTGCCGTCGTGGTAAATGCGCCCGCTGCACCAACCGGCTCACAGGTTGCAGCAGCCACCGCGAAATCTGACAAAGACAAACCTGCCACGGGCTTAACCGACAAAATCAAACAGGGTGCGTCGTCCGCCTGGGGCGGCGTGAAAGGCCTCAACCAATGGGCTGACGGCAAGTTACAGGGCGCAGCTGAATCACTGGGCGTGGAAGGGCTGTCCCGTAACCGTCCAACCAGCGGGCTTTCGCTGCCTGCCGGCGATTCGCTCCCGGCTGGCCTGCAGATGGCGGCGCTTTCACCGGGCCAGATTGCTACCCGCTCACGTCCTGTCGCTACGTCAGGCGCATCGTTTGGCCGCGCCCGCGTCCGTCCGAACTCTGCCACGTCCGGCAGTGTTGTTAATGCGGCGAAAGAGCAGGTCATCAACAGGGCTATGGAGGCTGACAGCGCACCGGCGCAGCCTGCAGCAGAAGCCGGATTTTTTGATCGCATGATGGGTGGCGCGATGGATGGCGTGAAAGCCGTTGGCTCTGCCGTCATGCCTGCCCTGGGCGACACTTTCAGCCAGACGCTGGGGGGCTTCAGCGGTAACGACATGATAAGCGGCGTGCTGGGTCAGGCAGGCATATCCGATCCGGGGATTCTCAGGGCCGTGTCACCGCTCACCAGCAAAGCGGGCGGTTTTCTGGACAGCGGCATAGAGTCGCTGGCCAGCGCCGGCCAGTCATTTTTTGCAGGCGGCAGCGCATCCCCGGCACGTTCCGCACCGCAGCAGCCGCTGCTGAGTCACCCGGCACAAATCCCGAACGTCACTGATTTAGGCGCCAGCGGCATGCGTCCGATGATGAAGGGCGACAGCGCCGGTCAGGATTCAGACATGCTCAAAGAGCTGAAAGCCATGCGCACGCAGCTGGAGGCGCTGCTGGGCGTCACCAAAAAAAAAGGCGAAGAAGCACCGGATAAAGTGGTCAATACCGCGCAGCCGGCGCCGCGCCAGTCGTCGTCGCTGAGCATCAGCGATCCGGCGCTCAACGAATTACTGAGGGACTAACGCATGCAAAACGAAATTGACTGCCTGATGCGCGTGGATCAGGGCGGCGTCGTGCTGAAAGAGGGCGATTCTCAGGCGTGGCTTGCCCGCCTTGAGGAGTGGCTGAGAACCCCGCAGGGCAGCGTCTATGGCCTGCCTGGCTGGGGGAACACCATGCAGGACTACAAACATGAGCCGGTCGGATCGGAGACCGGCCATTTAACCGAAGTCGCCATAGAAGCGGCGCTGCTGCGCAAGCTGCGTATCGATCTGCCGGGGCTGGGGCTGCGTGCTATCCGCTGCGCCCCGGAGAACGTTGATACCTGGCAAATCACATTCGTCACATCAAACGGCACGCTGGCCGTGTCCATGAACAAAAGTTAACCGGGGAATATCGTGAACATTCAGGCATTACAGGACAAATTTAACGGGCTGCTGCAGAGCAACAGCTGGTGGAGAAAGTTTACCAATAGCCAGTTCATTCAGATGATGGCCGTGTTTGGCGCGCAGATCATTTACGCCGCGCAGAGCACCGCCGAACGCGGGCTGACTGAGGGCTTTATCTCCACGGCAACGAAGCGATCGAGCATTCTGGCCGCAGCCGAAGATCGTAACTACATTGGCCACTTAATCACGCCGTCCTGGGGCAGCGTGAAGATCACCAATAAAACGGATCAGGACATTCAGCTGCCGATTTATGCAGAATTACTGTCGCTGGCGCAGCTGCCCTACGTCACAACCGACGTGATTTATATTCCGGCAGGCAAAAGCGTGACGGTGAACGACGTGCGCCAGATGGAGTACGTCAACGTGTCCACTACCATTGAGGCTGAATCGGCGTTTTACACGGTTATGCTGCCGCGTGACATTACCGAGGAAGCCGTTTCACTCGACGTTTTCGTGACTGAAAACGAGGACAAAACGCAGTGGACAAATAATCCGTTGTTTCGCCTGTCGCGCGGCTCCAGTAAGCATTATGTGATGGTCTATAAGCCGTCCGAACAGCTGGGCGTTCGCTTTGGCGACGGTGCGATCGGCAAAATGCCAACAACCGGCAGCAAAGTCGATCTGGACGTCTGGTGCAGCCGGGGCGATACCACGCTGACGCAGGGCCAGAAGCTGACGCCGGCGGGCAATATTGCCGATTTGAGCGGCAAAATTGAGGTAGTGACAACCACGCCAATAACGGGAGGCAGCGGCTTTGAAACGACTGAAGAAACCCGCAACCGGGCGCAGTACTACGTTGCCTATGACGAGCAGGTTGTGTGGGGCGGTGATTATAAATATTTCCTGAATCGTAAAGTGCCAGGTATGTCGTGGATCAGCGCCTGGGGTGAGCAGGAGCAGGAGAAGTCAACCGGCGTAAAATCGCTTTCCAACATCAACACGATTTTCTTTTGCGGCCATAAACCAGGTTACACGCAGGCAGAGCTCGAAGAACTGATCATGACCGCCGTCCTGTCGGTACCCAACGAGCTGAATAAAACCTTCCGCTACGTGCGCACGCAGGAGGAGCCTTTCACGGTAAGCATTAACGCCGTGGCGAAGAAGAACGTCATTATTTCTGATGCGAAAGACGAGGTGCAGAAGCTGCTAGAGGCGCAATTCGGGCGCGACGCGACTACGTTTGGCGACAGCTATCAGAGTGATGTCGCCGCCGGCAAACAGTTTGCGCAGGTGCAGGTAAAAGACCTGTGGCGCGTCATTGAGGAGCTGGGTCTGTTTATCTCCTATGACGTGCAGACAAACAATCTGAAAACTGCCGTGCAGCTGAATGACTTTATCTATCTCGACGTTGCTAACTCCAGCATCGAAATTAACTATCTCTGAGGCTGAGCCATGATCAGAAACTGGGTAAAAGACCGGCTCACTAAAGAGAAAAGCACGTCAGAGCTGTGGTCGGGCTTTGCAAATATCCTGCAGTCAGTATTTGAGCAGGCGGTAGAGCCAACGCTTGAGCGCATAACCAACCGCAAAAGCTATTTCACGATGAACAAAGACGATCTGACGCTGCGCATGAGCGAATATGGCCGCTTTTTCATCGTGGCGGAAACCACGGACACCAGCAGGCCGGTGCTGCTGGCGCAGCGCCTGGACGAAGTGCATTTTAAGGGGACCGATAAGCCGATCACGTCAACGTTCTGGCGCGAGTTCGATAACCTGCCCGTGACCTGGCAACCGCTCTATGCGCCGGTGGATCAGGAGAAAGCGCCTTATGGCTCATTCTTTACCACAAAAGAGGGCGTGGACGTCGCGCAGGAGCATTACGGCGAGTTTTTCCTGACGTCGCGCGCGCAAATCTCCGTGGCGCTTAACGAGCTGTACGAGCGCTACGGCTATCAGGAGCAGACGGAGGCGGTGAACAAGCTGCTGAGTCAGTTTGACCAGATTATCGAGCCGCTGCTGCCGCTGCACATCGTGTTTGACGGGGTAGCGCTCTTTATCTCGTTTGAAATGACCGCGGACCGGGATCGCATCCGGCTTATCAGCGCCGGCATCGACTACCAGGCCAAAATGACCTACGCGGATCTTCAGTCGGAGATTAAAAACCTGCACATGGCCACACGGCATCAGTATGCGGTCCCTGCCGTGCCGGTGCGGGAGGTGAAGCGGTGCGAGCGCTACGATATGTTTGCGGCGGACGCGTGGTGGAATGACTACCGGAGCAAACCCGACGCTGCCCCGGCGCCGGTTGTTATTGCCAGCGCTGGCGACGACAGCCGCGCGCGGCTGTTTACAGAGGAGGGCGTGGAGTATATCGCTATCCTGAAAAGCGATTATCAGGGCGTTACGATCGCGCGCGACGACGGCAGCAGGGAAACAGTGGCGTTTCCCTTTGATGGCACGCCGGAGTTTATTCTGGCGCTGCCCGCGGGCGACAGCGGTAGCAGCACGAGCACGACACTTTTTTATGAGCAATTCGTCTCATAGTTGACCTGCGGATTTTACAAACTCCTTACCCTCTGGCCTCTTAACTCTGAGAGGCTTTTTTATGGCTGATACTATCTCCGTCAGCAGTAAGCTGTTTAAGGCGAAGCTGCTGGACTACTACTACATCCGACGCGCTGAATCATCCATCGGCAAGGGTAGCCGCTTCCAGATGGCCAAAGCCTACTGGGGCAAGTCTGCGTTAGTCACCAGCAATCCGACCGGCGGCTGGAACATTGCGGATATTCCTTCCACCTTCAGCAACGCCAACCTGACGGGAAAATTCACGGAAACGCCGCTGATCCTGACCAGCACGGGCGCGGATATCTCTATCTCTATCCAGCTGAATGACGCTGCGCTGGCCGCTGATAAGTCCTATGACCTGAATACCCTCACGCTGGTGGACGGCGACGGCAACGCCTTTGCCGTGCTCTGTCTGCAGCAGGACAGCGTATTCCGCGGCAAGGCCTATAACCTGCTGGTTACTATTGAACAGAAAACGGCGTAACGCACATGACTGAAAACGAAATTACCGACGTAGGCGTTATGTCCGGCATTCCTTATGGTACCGCGCCGCTGTCAGCGGATATGCAGTACCTGGAGACCTACACCAGTTCCGCGCTTAACAGGAAGTTAAAAGGTGTAGTGCGCCCCGGCTTTTACCTGGGCTTCTCGCCGGTTGCCGGGACCGGGCTGAATGTTGTCGTCACCTCAAAAGGGGCGGAGGACGGGCAGGGCGCCGCCTCCATTGACGTGAACGCGCACCAGATCACGGTACAGCACCTGGCGGATCTCACGCTGCCGGTAGTGGCGGGCAAAACCACCCGCATAGTGCTGGAGGCGAACTACAAAGTCGGCACTGTGACAGAACAGGTTAACCGCGATTCCGCCGTTAAGGCCGCGCGCGTCTTTGCGCAGGATCTGTCGGTTGCGCTGGCGCCGAACCAGCTGGAGCTTTGCCGCGTGCTTGTGCCAACCGGCACCACGCAGGTGACGCAGGCAATGATCGTCACGAACTACCGCATCAACCGGCAGGTAGGTATCACCCTCGACTCCGTGAACGACAGCGACGACGAACTGACCGCCGCTAACCTGAAGGGGCTGAAAATCCTGAAGGCCTTGATCGATAACAACATGGTCAGCGCCAACAACGGCTCGGACATTGAGGATAAAGCGCTTTTTCGTCAGAACATCGAGCTCGACCAGGTAACCAATGACAAACAGCTGAAGGCCTCTGAAAATCTGGGGGATCTGCCGGACGTTCCGGAAGCCCGTAAACATCTTGGGCTCGGTACCGCCGCGCTGGCGAACGTCCAGCAATCAACGATTGATAATACGGCAGGCGCGCTGATGGCCGTAGGGGCGTTTGGCCTGGGTGCAGCGTCTGCCGTGCTGGACAGCAAAATCACTTCACTGTCCAACATAGCTGTCACCCGCCTGAATGCCTTCTGGACGCTGAGCGGCAGCTTTACGGACGGTCCGGCTGAGCTTGGTAAAGCGCCACTGGCGCTGAGCGGGCAGCTGATTAACATGCGCCGCAGCTATGATGCCGGTGCGTCGCTGGTGCAGCTGCTGGCCGCGCAAAACGGCACGGTATATATCCGCACCGCAGGCGGCGGTAACGGCTCCTGGGCCTGGCATGGCCTGACGAGCGGCGCTGATGCAAACGGCTGGCGTAAACAGATGGACACGGCCAGCATGACGCTGACCGATTTGCTGAACCTGGGTGCCGCGAGGGCGGGCTGGAACAACGACATTACCAGCCTGAACAGCCTGACCGATATCAATACGGCAAAGGTGAGGCTGGCAAAAAATCTGGAGGTTAATTCACAGATTCAGGCCGGGTTCCGTATTGGTGTGATCCGCTCTGAGCCGTCAACGCCTGTCATGACGTTTGTGCGCACCGATCAGCCTGAAGATACGCCGACGGCGTATGACACCGACGTGATGAACATCTTCGGGCGTCTGGCGTCCACGACGACCGATACCTGGGGCGGCAGGATTCTCGGCAGCATGACTATCACGAACATGACGCACGGCGGCGGACAGCTTGCGCTCGATGCGCGCGCGCGCTCCGGCGCGACCACGGCGCGCTTTGTCCTCAACAGCGGCGACGGTACCGCCACGCTGCAGGGGTCCGGCGGGCTTTCAGTGCTTGGCGGCGGCGGTCTCCGGTCAGATGGCGCAGGCCTGTTTACGGCTGATGAAATTGCGCTGCAGCTGAAGCCTGTAACCAGAGATAAGGCTTACTACCTACGCGGGCGTAAGCAGGATAATACGCTGCACTGGTATCTTGGCCAGTCAGTTGATAACACCGATACCGTGACCTGGGGAAATTCGGTCCCGAACACATGGATCAGCCTCTCAGCCGACGGCACGGGCGATACCAACGTCTCGACAATGAAGTTTCGCGGCGGGGCTTCAGTCGCCGGTAGCCTGACCGTTGCGGCCGGCGCTGACTTTACCGGACCCGTGACCGTGCTGGCGAAGGGTTCAACCGCCATTGGCGATCTTACTAATGCGGCGCTGGTGGTGAACGGCAGCAACAGCGACGGCAGCCAGGGCATTACCGTTAACAGCTTTTCGCCGGCGCTGGCGCTCGTCGATCGCACTACAAATAACCCGTCATATCGCTGGCGAACCTCCGGCTCTAATCTGCTGCTGGAGGCGGATAACCGGGATAATGGAAAAACGTGGAGTAAGTACTGCGCGGCTTTTGGTTCTAAAGGTCAGCTGTCAGTTGGCCTGGGGGCTGGCGCGTCCGCTTCACGATTGCTGACGCTGGGTAACGGTACCGCCGGCAACGGTAATCTGACAGGCACCACGCAGCTGATGGCGATAGCCTATGCGAATATCGGCGCAGACGCGACGACGCGCGCTATAGGCTTTGGTACTGAAATAACGTTTGGCGACGGGCTGACGGATCATACGCTGGGTGACGCGGTAGAGTTTTGGGCGAACTCCGGTACCGTCAACAGCACCACGAAAATCAGCAATTTTTCGTCGTTTCGCGCGTACGATAAAACCAGCGCAAATATCCTCTCGGCTGTCGCCTTTGACGGACGCCTGAATGCGCGCGACGGCGTAACCCGCTGGAACCTTTGCATGCAGGGTACCGCGCCAAACCTTCTGATGGGACAGACAATCGTTGGTGGCACCAGCTTTGGCCTGCCTGACAGTGCTTATGCGATGGAAGTCAGGGGGAACCTGAAAAGCGACAGCATCAGTCTTGGCAAGACTGCCGCAGGGGTATTTGCTGATACTACGCCGTCGATAAATATTGGCGATGCCGACAGCGGATTTGTTGGCTCTGCTGATGGCACGATTGACCTTTATCTCAATAATTCAAAGTACATCAGCTTTATCAGTCCTGACGGGCCGCGTGCTGAAATGAGCATGCAGCTGATCAGTTCCGTACCTGATAATTACCGCATTGCTTATGGCGATTACGCCACATTCTTTCGTAACGATGGCACCAAGCTTTATCTCATGTTTACGGATAAAGATGATCAAAAAGGTACCTGGAACTCACTGAGGCCAATGTACTTCGACCTTGCTACAGGTAATGCGGCTTTTGGCCAACAAGTTGACTTCCGGGGTGATATAAGAGTCACCGCGCATACGAGCCATATTAAGGATGGAGAAAGCGTCTTACTGAAACCGGCTACGGCTAACCAGGGGTACTGGATTAGAGGTGAAAAATACGATGGTACAAGCCATTGGTATTTAGGTCAGGGTTCAGCTAACTCAAACAATATTGCGTTCACGAATTACATCGGCAATAGCTCTGTCTCCCTTCATGATGGAGGCGTTTATATCGGTGGGTCTGGTGGTTTATATGTCGGTGCTGCACGCGTTGCGCTTGACGGCAATGTTTACGGCACGGCATGGGGCGGCTGGCTTTCCACCAAAGTGGTGACTGCTATCCGCCTCGGTGCAGCACGCGCCTCACAGGCGTGGAAGGGGGCTGCGTGGAATGATACTGGTGGATATGTTTTAACCGCTGCCACGAACGGAAATAAAGACGAATACATTGACAGTATTTATGCCCGCCCCCTTCAGTATTGCGTTAACGGCAGCTGGTATACCGCTTCTTCTATTTGAGATATCTAATGAAATTTTCTGAATTTACAACCTATACACCAGAACCAGCGGTTATTACTGATGAATCAACGGATGCGCAAAAAGAAGAAGCCCACTTACTGAGTTCTCTACTTGAGCGCAATATTGCTTTTACACGTTGTGCCAATAACGTCTGCTGGTATGAGGCTCAGAAACATTTTGCTGAACATACCGTAAAGCTCATGGTTTGTGCTGGCGATCGTATCTGGGCGCTGGATAAAGACGCATCAAAACTCTGGCCGGACGGCTATTCCGTTATTGAGGTGGATGAAAACCTGGTACCTGTTGATATTGAGCCTAATGGCGAGTGGGCGTTTAAAAATGGCGTTATTGCACCGCGCGCACTTCCTCAGGAAGAAATCACGGAGCGTTTCAATAAGCAGCGCGATCGCTTATTGAATGAGGCGCGGGCAGTGATTACTGAATGGCAGGCAGAATTGTCGCTGGATATCCTGCCTGAGAATGAAAAGGCGCTGCTTGTACGCTGGCTGAGCTATATCCGGGCGCTTAAAGGCATGGAGCCGGGGCCGGTTGACAGCGCAGCCTGGCCGGAAGTACCGCCCACCAGCTAACCTCCTTAAAAAACAGCGCCTCCGGGCGCTGTTTTTCTTTACCTCTCTAAATTACAGACTGCTTACCCTCTCGCCACCTGATAACCAGGTACCAAAGGGGGGTATGTGACCGATGTAGAAAAAATGCTCGCGGTTTCGCTTCTCCTGTCCCTGCTGAGTGGCACAGGCGTTTTCCTGCTGGGAGTGCGCGAATACCGGATCAAACCGAACGTATTCAACTTTGTCACTGAACTGGTGCTGGCGCTGATTACCGGCCTCACGGCCTACTTTTTTGCGCGACAGCAGGGACTGGACGAAATCGTGATTTACCTCGCCGTGCTGGTGGCGAGCAACAACTGGCGTGAACTTTCAACTGTATTCAAAGAACGACTCATTGCGGCAATAAACGGCGTGCTTGGGTCAAAAGGAGGCCACGGCCAATGATTGATTATCAGAACCTGTTTATTACGGCGATGGCTGCAGCAATGGTGGCGGATCGCTGCGTATTTGCCCGTAAAAAGGTGGAATTGCTGGGGTGCGGTACCGCCGTTGCGCGTGATAACGCGCTGGCGTTCCCGGTCCGGCTTAACATCGCCTGCGCCGGCAAGCTGGCGGGCGCAAAAATTGAGTACTGGCTGCGCGACAGCAACGATCCGACGGTGGTTATTTCCGGCAAGCAGCGCACGCTCGACCTCTCGCCAAAAGGCGTGAGCGAGGAATTTCTGCTGATTGACACGCGTTATCTTGAGCCGGGTGAATGGCTGCTTACCGTGCGCGTGACGCATGGCAACAGCCGCCTGAACCCGCTTTACCGGATCTTCCCGCTGCAGGACACCATTTCCAGAAAGTACCAGCTGAGCAAGTCAGAGCAGGGGGTATTCAGTGTCGAATCCTAAAGGTTATGTGCTGCTGAATTTTGACGAACTGAACGATAAGGGCCTGGCGAAGCTGAAGAAGGCGATCGCCACCGGCGGCTATGAGATTGCCAAAGTCACCGCCGCCGGCACCGCGCGCAGGAAAGACGGCGTACCTACCAAAACTTTCAGCCTCACTGGCATGGACGAGCAGGTTATGACCGTGCAGGTCAACGACAGCGGCGACATTTCCGGCCTGAAGCTGAACGGGAAAAACGTGCCGTTTACCCACGTCACCACGATCCCTGAGCTCGGGCGCCAGCTGGCCACGCTATTCAGCAAAGGCTCAACGGCTTTTCAGAAAGCCCTGGCGCGCAAGATGGCGCGTGCTGCTGCCACCAGCGATGACACTGCGCAGCCCAAGCGCGGCGTGAAATCCTCGGTGCAGCTGCTGGCCGAAGTGCGCCAGCAGCGTGACGCCTATAAGTCAGGCATCGCGGAAACCAAAGCGAAGGTGGAGCAGCTGACGCGCAGCGCGGACGACGCGCAGAAAAGTGCGGACAGCCTGCAGACGGAGCTTAATCAGGAGCAGGCACTGACGCGCCAGCTTAAAGAGCAGATCGCCCAACTGGAGGAGGCAGCGTAATGAGTGAGATCCTTAAAAATCGTATGGTGCTGGACTTCCAGCGCCGCACGCAGGGCGCAGAGCTGGCGCAGGCGGTGTACGACGGCCTGATGACCGGCAGCAGCGCGGATATGATGCTGGAAAGCGCCACTATCGACGATATCGATCACGCCTACCTGGGTGAAGAAAGCGTGTTACCGGGCGCGATGTTTGAGGCGATCAGCACGGAGCGTATGCGCCTGGCGCAGACCATGCGCGCATTTGTGAAGGCGCTGAACCGTGGCCTGAACGGCACCGACATTACTGCCGGGACCGACGATGCCGGCGCAGACACGACCGGGCAAAAAACCGTGGGCGGCGCGGTGATCGGCAAAGTGCGCCGCGTGGCCAGCATTCCGGTTCTGAGCGCGCTTATCCCGTTATCCGACGGGCAAACCGTGTCGCTGGTGTTCCACTCACCGACCGCTGACAACGGCAAGATCCGTAACCAGGACACGCTGGTAGCCTTCCAGTTCCTGATCAACAAGCGCGACGTGACTCACATCGTTGCGCCGATTGGCGGGCGTGACGTATCGCTGCAGCAGGTGACGCAGGCGCTTTCCAACCTGATCGAGAAGAACAGCGGCAAATTCACGAAGCAGAAGGACGCACAGGCGAAGCTGCGCGCGGAAGTGGAAACCACGCAGGCTGAGACCGATCAGCTGGCGGAGCAGCAGTCAGCGCTGCTGGAGCAGGTGGACACACAGACCGCACGCGCGCAGCAGATGCAGGGCAATGAGCAGACGCTGCGCGGCAAACTCGCCAGCCAGAAACAGCTGAATGCCGACCTTACCGGCCAGCTGGCCGCGCTGCAGCAGGCAAAAGCCAGCGAGCCGGAAAACACGGACACCTTCAGCGATCGCACTATTCAGGTTAAAGCGCGCCTGCACATGGACGGGCAGGCCACGCTGAGCAACGGCGCGACGGTTCGTTATCACGTCGATGACCAGAACGGCGAACTGGAAGGCAAAGTGATCATCACCGAAGCCGACGGCACCACGTATGAAATGCCCTCTAAATCCAGCCAGGGTGCGGGGATGGGTAAAACGGCAACAAAGATGCTGAAAGCCTACCGCACCGGCGCGGCGGAAAAGTACCGCGTTGCTGCTGAGCCAGCCCCGGCGCCGGAACCCGCGCCACAGCCGGAACCAGAGCCAGTACCAGAGCCACAGCCGGAACCTGAGCCAGCACCAGCCCCTGAGCCACAGCCGGAACCCGTTACGCCGGCAACCGTCTGGCGCTATGCGCTGGTTAACCGTCCTGCAGGTATCGGGGCGGTACCGCCGAACTTTGCCGCCGTGGCGGATCAGCCAGCAGCAGGCGAGCCGTACAGCGGCGTTGCCCGTAACGGCATCATTTCCTATGACCGTCCGCTGACTGACAAAGAGATTGCTGACTTTGAGCTGAAGCTGATCCCGACGCATGCGGATCTCGATGCGCTGGCCGCAATCGTGGCGGAGAAAATGAGCGATTACGCCGCGCAGTATCTGGAAATGTCAGAAGAAGATCCGGACACCTACGCCAAACAGGTGCGCATGGTGGCCCGTAAGCAGCTGACCGGCGTGGCATATCCGGAAGGTGAAGATGAGGCCTATTTCACGGGCGCTATCAAAACCATGCTGCAGCAGCTGGCAGCAGGTGAAGGAGAAGAGACCGACGTGACTGACGATCGTGAAACTACAGACCCGTTCTGGATTGCTGCTAAACGCCTAGGCGACCTGGTGGGCTGGGCATCTGACCTGGTAAACGCCTGGGCTGAGACGCTGGGCTATGGCAGTGAGCAGCTGAAGCAGGCGGCGGACTACGTGGAAGCTAATCAGAGTCCTGAATATCTGAAGGCAGCACAAACCGCGATGATCACCGGCAAGCGTATTCCGCTGGTGGAGGAACTGAACACCCCGGAACCGGCACCAGAACCACAGCCAGAGCCTGAGCCAGCACCACAGCCGGAACCGGAGCCCGTGCCGGAAGCAGACTCTGAAGCGCAGAAGGCGATCGACTACCTGCAGGGGCTGACCTCACTTGATACCGACGACATGGACGTGATCCGCGCCGGCCGCAATCAGGTGCGCGAGGCGATTGCCGCGCTGACGGCTGCAGGCGTGTTTGATGAAAACGAAGCGCTGGTGAACGGCGCGGTGCAGCACCTGAGCGATCTGCTGGTGGCCGTGCAGCGTAAAGGGGTAGCAGCATGACGTTAACCGCCCTTGAAAAGCTGGATTTAGCCGACCAGCTGGACGAACTGATTATCAAAGCCCCGACGGTAAAGGGGCTGGACCTTCTGGATCTTAATGACCAGATGGAAGCAATCATGCTGCAGCTGGGTTATGGCGCAGCGCCGGCACCAGCCACCAGCGCTCCCGATCCGGTACCGAAGCCAGCGCCCGCCCCGGCGCCGGAACCGGAGCCACAGCCGGACCCTGTTAAAGAGGATCAGCCCGTCCCGGAAGTGGTTAAAGACTTTCTGGCCGGAAAATTCACGCAACAGACACAGCTGGATTTTGTGGAGACGCTGCGCAAAGTCGGTGACTACATCGGCGTTTATCTGGCGCTGGACGACGCGAAAGAGCAAACCGCCAGCTGGATAGCCGCCAGCGGCCTCGCAGCTTAATCAGCAACCCCGTTTCAGCGGGGTTTTTTATTACCGGGATCACAATGCTTAACGAGAAATTAAAGAGCCTGCTGGGCGACGCCGGCAGCATTTTTGCCCTGATTGGGCTCGTTGGTTCACTGCGCAAAATAGAGACCCAAACCGGGCGATCGTCCTATGTCGTGACAGGCAAAGGTCAGGAAGTGAAAACTGCGTTTAAGGTGGTGGATGCCCGCGACCTGATTATCTCAAACAACCTCGACGGAACCATTAATCCGGCGTTCCCGGCAGAGCTGCAGCCGCGCGACCGCACGCGCATGACCAGTAAAGTGCAGGTTTCAAAAATTGCGGGCAACCTGCGGCCGGCGAAGCTGACCGACTCCGGCATGAGCAGCCACGGCGCGCCCATCGTGGGCGCGGATAACGTGGTGGAGTCAGGCAACGGGCGCTCAATGGGGATCACGCGCGCGTATGAGCAGGGGCAGGCCGATGAATACCGGCAGTACCTGATTGAGCACGCGAAAGACTACGGCCTGAAGGCGTCAGATATCGCGCAGATGGATATGCCCGTGCTGGTGCGTGAGCGCCTGACGGACGTTGACCGGGCGCAGTTTGCGAAGGACTCCAACCTCTCAGATCTGCAGGAAATGGCGGCGAGCGAAAAGGCGTTTGTGGATGCGGAAATGCTCGACGAACGCCTGATGGCCATCTTCAATCCGTCCGACGACGGCAACCTGCTGGCGCGCTCAAATGATGGCTTTATCCGGGCATTCATGAAAGAGATAGGCGACACCGCAACGGCAGGCCTGCTGACCGACGACGGGCGCCCGACAAAGCAGCTGATTGACCGCATCCAGAATGCGATCTTTGCCCGCGCCTATAAGGATGAACGGCTGGTAAAGCTGGTATCTGAGGAACCCGATTCGGATATGCGCAACATCCTGACGGCGCTTAATACCGCGGCCAGTGAGTTTGCACAGATGCAGACCCTCTCCGGAGACGTTCACCGCCAGGCGGTTACCGGGCTGGTGGACGGCGTGCAGTCGGTGAACGGGCTGGATCAGCAGGCGATAGCCGCGCTGCAGGAGGCTATTAAGCTGGTGCGCCAGGCGAAGGACAGCGGGCAGGCGATACAGGAAGTGCTGGCGCAGCAGGGGCTTTTTGAAGAGGCCAGCAAAGAGGCCGAAGCCTTGGCGCTGTTTATCGTGGCCAACAACCGCAGCGCGAAGCGGATCGGCGCAGCGTTTAAAAAGATGGCGCAGAAGATCAACGACGAACTGTTCCACCAGCAGCAGGCGCTGGGGGATATGTTCGGCGGCGGTGAGCTGACGCTTAATGACGTGCTGGCGGCGGTATCAGGAGAAATTGAGGAGGAATTTGGCGAAGGTAAGGGGTTAAACTTTGCCATGTTTTAG